GAAGCGGGGGAAGCGGGCAGGGGCTAACGCCCGCTGCCCGCTTCCCGGGCTAGGCGTGCAGCCGGTGAATCTTCGATGCCACCTTGCCGCCGAGCAAGCCAGCGCGGGCCAGAGAGTCCCGAGCTTCGTCCGCAAGATCACCACGAATCGTCATCGTCGCCCGGCGAACGTCGACCGTCGCCGCCGGCACGCCCTTCCAGGTCACGGGCACGCGCCCCGGCGTGCACGCTTCCTCATCCAGCTGGAAGCCCGCGTCAAGCAACGCGATCAACACGCGACGCATCGCCTGCCCCTGCCGGCGAACGTGACAAATGACTTCCGTGATCGCGTGCTGGGAATTGGACTTGACACCGACGTCGAGGTCACGGGCCCCCATCCCGGCGATCATCGTGAGGTGACCGTGACGGACAAGCTCACGGCAGTGTGCCTCACCGCCGCTGACGATGAGAGTTCGGTCACCGTCGAGCCACTCCCATCCGTCGGAAGTGGAGACGATGGTCACGGGCGCGTCGTCGTCGCCGGTGACCTCACGGATGGCGGCGCACATACGCCCGGCCACCGTTCGGCGGTCAGGAGTATTTTCACGGGTGAACGTGTAGGTGTACATAGGGGATTCCTTATGGGCTGTAGGGGATTGGTAGGGGCAGGGGGAAGTTACTTGGCGTGCTTGGCGGCGTCGGCAACGGCAGCGGCGAACGCTTCCGCCGCGTCCTGCGTGGCTTGCTCGTCGCCAACTTCGCCGGCATCGCCTTCCGCTAGGTCCGTATAAATCCATTGGTGGTCCTTGTATGTTGCGCGCGTGACGCGCCACATTACTGGCGAGTAGCCGCCCTCGCCGTCGTCATCATCGGCGTACAGGCTAATGTTTATGGCGTTCAGTGAGTTGTCCGGCATGATGCTGGTAAGCGACTCCGTCTCGCCGTCTATCAGCACTAGCACGCGGTGAATGAATGTGAGTTGCTCCATCATGGTTCCTTCTCCTTCGTGGTTGTGGGGGCAGGGGCCCCCAATTCTACTGCCGGGAAGCGGGGGAAGTGGTTGAGGTTGGTCTAGTACAGCGTGCCCAGCGCGAGCTCTAGCATCGCCGCCGCGTCATCCGGGGAAGCGCCGGGCGTGGGCAGTCGGCCTTCAGTTCTCATCGAGTTCGTCGACGTCGATCCATTCCTCACTGAGACCTAGATACGCGCAGTACGGCACGTACTCGGTCGCCAATCCGGCGATGCCATCGGCGGCGTCCTCTAGTGCCTGAAGCATCTCCTCTGCCGTGTCCGTGTCATCCGCGAGATTCGCACGGATATCCTCGGGAGTGCCGTACACCGTCTCGAGCCACGCGCGAACGTCGTCACGGTCGGTATCGTCGGTGACGATGAGACGGCCGCCCGTGCCAATCTCATCGGTGACGACTTTCACGGTGTCACGGTGGATACGGACGAAGCAGCCGCCACTGTCGTTGGTGCTCATGGTGGTTCCTTCCAGGGGGTTGGGTTGGTGTTCGTGCCCCCGGCCGGACTCGAACCGGCCGTGCGACCATCGGGGCGGGAAGCGGGGTTCAGTCCCCGCTAAGGAAAGCTTCAGCGCACTCCTTCCGCGTGCGCCCCCACGCGACGGCGTAGGACCAACGATCATCCTGGTGGGCCATCATGTGAGCGTGCGACGGGTAGCGCAGGGCGAACCACCAGCCGGGATTGGGGACCATCCCGCCCTCACTGCGCTCGAGCGTGGCGATGGTCTCGCCGTCCTCGTCGAGGATCGACGCGTCACCCGCGAAATTGGTGCGAATCGTGTAGCCGTCAATGGTGCTCATTGCAGTTGTCCTTCCAGGGGGTAGGTGGGGGAAGTGTCGTGCCCGGGACCGGAGTTGGACCGGTCCTGCGACCATCCGGGCGGATAACGGCTAGGCCGTGACGGTCCTGAGAACGTTGGCGAACGTCTCTTCGCGGCTAGGCCGGTGCGCCTTACCGGAAGGGGAAGGGAAGGTGGCCGGCTTGCCGGGGTTCTCCTCACCCCAGACCTTGGCGAACTTGGCGCGAACGTTGGCGGCGGTCGGGTTGAAGAATCCGCCAGTGGCGCGCACGCCGCGCTTGTCCTGGATGTAGGCGATCTGCCCCCAGTAGCCGCTCTCGAACTCCTCGCCGGCGAAGCATGACGCCTGGGCGACATCCTTGGCGGAGTCAATGCGGGCGATGGAAGTGGCGAAGTCGGTGGTGGTCATTTCAGGTTCTCCTTGGGGATTGGGTTGGGCTCCTGTGCCCTCCCGATGACTTAAGTGTACACCGCTGTACCCTCCCGTGTACAGCGGTAGGCCACTATCTAGTGTGTGGTGACCGTCACTCCTCACGGGGTGTCAGCCAGTCATCCAGCGACATTCGGGAAACGCCCGCGTCGCGCGCCACTTTCCGCTTCGGCATGCCGCACTCCACCGCGGCGACCGCCGCACCACGGAGCTCGGCCCGCGCCGCCGCAAGCGCCGCCTTGCTCTCACGCACCGCCGCCGCCGCCGCCTCCAATCCCAGCCGGCCGGCCACGAACCGCGTGGCCGCGTCCACTGAGAGCTCCTCCTCATCGGCGGGCCAGTGCCGGGCACGGATACGCCCGTGCGCGGCGGCAAGCGTCCACGCCGCGGTAAGTGCCCGCGCCGTCTCATCGCCCGCGGCGGCAACGTCGAAATCTGTCATGATCGATTCCTTTCTATGGTGGTGCCCGGCGCGCCGTGGTGGAGCGCCGGGCGATTGGTCAATCGGGGCCACGGCCTAGCCGTCGTTTTCCACCCATAGGGCGGAAACGTATTCCCGGGCGGCCGCATCGCCGCCGACGACAATCCCCGATGAGGAGAGATGCACGCTCACTGCCCCTTTTTCGACAGACAGCCCAATGGGGCGGCCGTAGCGCGTTTCTGCCGCGACGTTCCATCCGGCGTCCTGTAGCCGGCTGCAAGTGCGCTCGAGCCGCTCGGCGCGCTTTTTGGCGTGCCTGAGGAGCCCCACCATGTCGGCAACACTGGTCCAGTCCGCTACGGCCTCACCGGCGATACGTTGCCCCACAGCCATCCCGGAAGTCTGGTAGTGGGCAACGGTCCGATGCCGCGTGCCCATGATGGTGCGAACCGGGGAGACGTACAGCCTGTAGGCACCGGCTCGCCCGACGCGGGCGTCGTCGCGCTCGGTGTATAGCGGTTCGGCGTCGCTGACAGTCTCGAGAGCCGCGACAATCCGCTGTTCTAGTGTGGTGCTCATGGTGTTTCCTTCCAGGGGGTAGGGGGGAAGTGTTCGTGCCCGGGACTGGAGACGAGCCAGTCCTGCGACCATCCGGGCGAATTGCGGCTAGACCGCGGGAACGTTGGCGAAGCGGGCGCGGGCCGCGAGACAGCGGGCAATCCTCTCGTAGTTGCCCGCGGCGGGCCCAACGTAGCCGTTGACGTCGTCACGGCAGTAGGCCCACACAGTGCCGTCCTCGTGAATCGCGAGCAGGGCGTTAACGCCCCATCCCATGATCGTGTACGTCGTCTCCTTGGTGTTCACGAGGCACAGGTGCATGACGTCCCACGCGTCAAGGTAGGCCGTGATCGCGCGCTCAGCGGTGACAAGGAGGGCAACGTCGTCGGTGTTCATTGGGGTCTCCTTAGGTGATTGGTGGGTGGGCTTCCTTTGCCCTCCCGATGACTTAAGTGTACACCGCTGTACCGGTGTGTGTATAGTGGTGAGCCACTATCTAGTGTGTGGTGAGCGTCACGCACTCCGGTGCGGAGTGATGGCGTTCGCACGCGCGGGCCGCGTCCCACACGGCGCGCCACGGCGCACTGGAAGCAATCGCGTGCCTGCCCGGCTGAGTGACCACATACGCCGGGGGAATCCAATCCTCGCTGTACGCGGTGAAAGTCTCGTAGCCGTGCCTAACGAAGAGCTCGACGTCACCGCCGTTCGTGTGGAACACGCAACGGTCGCGCGTGCCGTCCCACGGCACGGCCGGTCCGACCAGGGCGGCGACGCGCTGCCCCCACGAAAGGCGCGTGTCCCGGCTGTGGAAGTCCAGCACGTTCACGGCCACTTCGTTGTCTTCTTCGTCGGCCGCAACCCACACGGTGGTCCGTGCGAGTGTCACCGATTCCCGGCCGTCCTCACCGACGGTGACCGTGACGTCAGCGCCGGGGAAGAAAGTCCTGAGAATAGAACGAACGTGTTCGGCTGTAGCCATGATGCGTTTCCTTCCAGGGGGTTGGGTTGGTGTTCGTGCCCCCGGCCGGACTCGAACCGGCCGTGCGACCATCGGGGCGGCTGGCATCACGCCAGCGCGTGAATCACGTAGGCGGCAACGTCCGCCGCGTAGTGCTCCATGGAAGTCGTCATCGTGTCGAGGTTCATAAGGTCCCACCACGGCTCCTCATCGTCGCGTACCTCGGTCACCAGGACGCCGGGGTGACCGCTCCACTGCGGGAACACGCGCGTGCTCACGTCGCCGTCGACGGCCTGAAGCTCGGTGAGTCCGTCAACGATTGACCACCAATCGGCGTCCTCGTAGTCCCCGCCCCGGATGACACGGGCGATAGCGGCGCACGGCATGGCGTAGGCCAAATCGCCAGCCCGGAACACGGCAGCAACGTCCCGGCCCTTGTAGCCGCTCCATTCGATCCCGTCGACGTCACACTGAGTGACCGTCCACGTGCCGTCCCTGTCGACCTCAACCGTCGCGTGACCGCCCTCAACCGTCCAGTAGTATTCATCCCAGTATGAGATGATGACGTTCCCCTCCGCCGCGTTCATAGCGGCGTCGATAACGGTGACGGCGGCGGGAATCTCATCGGCGTAGTGCATCAGGTGCAGCGCGATTTCCGCACCGTCGGCCGGCCCATCGTAGGCGTCGGCCGGGCTCTCGTCCGTGGTGGCCCACACTTCGCCGTCGTCAGACATAGTGAGGTAGGCGGTGACGTCACCGACGGTGACCCGGTAGTCACCCTCCTCCTCACCGCGATTGTCCGTGGTGGTGTAGTCGACCGAGTGGTCTTCGAGGGCAGTCTTGATCCGGCAGGCGGTGATGGTGAGCGCGTCGGTGGCAGTCATTGGATTCTCCTTAGGGGGATTGGCGGGGACTTCCTTGCCCCTCGCGATGACTTAATGGTACACCGCTAGTCCACCAATGTACAGCGGTAGACCATCACATACTGAGTGATGCACAACACAACACACTCACGCCCACCACACACAACGAACCGGGGCCACCACCAACGGTGACCCCGGCCCATCACACACCACCACTCAGCGCGTCCACCACACAATCACATCCGAGCCCTGCCCATTGCCTCGCTCACTCGCGTCCCAGAAACAACCATCGACGCCCGGCACAGGATCGCCGCCGTCCTCATCGTCACACGGCGTGAGGATCACACCATCATCCGGGACCACGCCCGCGTCCACGTCAGACACCGTAGCCGTCGACGTCGGTGCACTCACCGCGTCCGCCTCACCCGCGTCGCACGCGCCCGCGGCCCACGCGACGCCCATCATCACCACGACTGCCATCACTACACGCTTGCTCATTCCAACTCACTCCGTTCAGGGGATTTATCAGGGGGATTCGACAGAGCTCCAACGCCCTACCGACATACCCGATTGTACATCACTGTACCGTCCGGTGTACAGTCCCATACACACACCCCCTACACTCCCCAATTCCAACCGGTAAGGGGGTACAAATCACGCCCAGGCACGCCTGTGGCCTCCCCGCCGCCGACGGGGCCACAGGCGTGCCTGGGCGTGATT